GCTGCTGCCAAGGTTACTGAACAGTCTCCATGCGCGGCTGTGGGGCAACATCCCCATGAATCAACTGTGATGCCTGATCGGAATTCAGTATGTCGGTTTGTCGTTCCATCGTGGCAGACGGCTTGGAGCGCAGGAAGTCAGCGACCTGCTGCTGGCGCTGCTGATCAAGCGCGAGTCGTCCTTGGTTCGCAGACGCGCCCATGTAGCCACCCGCAGCACCCTCAGCGAATGATTGTAAGCCAGACTTGGGAACGAACATACGCCCCATCATCTGACCACCTTGTTCCATTGACTGTTTGCGGAGCACGTCGGCGAACGCCTGCTGCCGAGTGAATTCGTCCATTTCCGGATCAAACTGAGTAGCCATGATTATCCCCTACAGTCCGAAAAGACCAGTGAGGGCTTTTGACCCAGACGCTGACCCTCCCCATGAACCCAGCATGTTGCCCCCGATACCCGCGAGGGTGTTCCAAGGATTGTTTGCGTTCTTGGCGTTGGCGGCATCAAGACTCGCTTGATATTGCGCGTTGGCTGCCCCCATCAGGTCGGCAGACTTGCCCGGCCCTGCGACGTTGGTGTTCTGGAACTGTGGCATCGTCACCTGCGGTGCCAGTCCATACATCCCCTGCATCTGGCCGAGGTTGGCCTGCTTCTGTCTGAGGATGTCATTCACTCCCGTAGTGTGCAGACCCATACCCTGATTGAATTCGGTGTTGCCTTGGTTGATACCGCCGAGGATCGCTTCCATCCCGGCGCGGTTCTCGCGGTCGCCGATGTTCTGCTGTTCAGCATTCCATGCCTGACCGCTACCTGTTCCCATCCCCATCGCGGCCAACTGTGCTTCCTTGGATGCGCGGGAGCGTTCCAGACCGGGCTGCTGCAGCGCACGGATGGTGTCCATCGCTTGCTGGTTATAGCCGCCCACAGTCGGCATCGCAGGAGCACCACCGAGATCAACCTGACTGTTGTCGTAGCCGCCCATCGTCTCGCCGAGCATGCCCGCCATCTGGCCTTGGTTGGCCGCCTGTTGCTGGCGGGTCGCCTCATATTCAGGGGCCAGTGATTGGGTCATCGACCACTCACCCGTGGTGGCGTCCTTGTTCCAGTCCTGACGACCGAATGGGTTCGACTGGTCAGCGCGACTGGCCGTCAGCCCCATATCCCAATTCTTCAAGTCGTTTGCCTGCTGCTGCTGGGCAATCGCCGTGTAATCAGGTGCCTTGGGTGTTTTCGCTTTTGATCCCATGATGCTTCTCCAGCCATTTACATTCGTGTTTATACAGGACGCCGATGAGCATGTCGCCGTCATCATAGATGTCATCAATGACGCCCACCAACCTGAACCCTAACTTCCATGCGAGTCGTATCGACTGTTTGTTTCCGCTGCTGATTGTGACCAGTATCTTTTCGACAGCCAGTTGATTGAACGGGTAGTCGAAGATGACCTTCCAGAACTCTTTACTCGGGAGTAAATTGTCGATTGCAATCGTTGCCATGATGCTCCTGCCAGTGTAGCGGTCATACATCACACCTGCCACCAGCTTGCCGCCCTGCACCAGCCCGATCCCTGTTGCCCCTGAGTTGATTGGCGTCTCGGTGCGCTCGGACACCCACGGGCAGACAATCGAGGTCTTGGTGATGATCACAGGATACCCCCGTTTTCATAGACCCAATCGGTCGATGCCCAGTATGTCTCGGAGCTGGAGCGAATCAACAGTCGAATGGCGGCCGCCGTGCCGATGCCGACAACTCCCTGCCAGTTCTTATAGGTCAGCAAACCACCTTCCCATGTCGCGTTATCCCACAGGTCTTCATCCCACGCGCCCGGATTGACGACTGTGAATGCCGCAGGGGCAGTCGGTGAGTTGAACACGAAGTCGGTATTCACTGACAGACTGAGCGCGAAGTCGCCACGCGACAGCAGCGTTGGCCGCACCATCTTGAAGTGCTTTTGCTGGCCGAGTGACTCGAAGTAATCGAACGTGGTCTGCGCTTCTGCGCGAATGTCGTCACCCTTCGTTACCTTGCCGATGCTATCTACCTGCTCACCGTCGCTGGTGCCTTCCCAAGCACGATAGACCGCGTTGAACGAGCCGAAGAACGGCAAGTCTTGATGCAGTTCCCAACAGTTGGCGTTGTAGCCGATAAACTCGCTCCACGCCTTCGTGATGTCGTTCATCACGAGCTGGTAAGCGGTCGTGTCCGTGGCGGGGATGTTGATCATCACCATGTTCGCGCCGGGGAAGATAAACGGCTGCCAACCGAACGCCTTGCCGTTGAGACTCACCGCTGCCGATACCAACTGTTGAACATACTTGGCCGAGGTGTCATCGTTCGGATTGACCTTGGTGCTCTTGAGCAAGTCGGACAGGAACACGATACCGAAGTCCGTCAGGATCATCACGTCGCCACCGTGGCGAATCGCAGCACGGCGACCAACAGGCGAGCCGGAGAAATACACCCCCTGAAGGCTCCAGTTGTCGGCCGCTTCAACGTCCATGCCCTTATAGACTGCGACCTGCCCTTGACTGCTGATCGCAATCAGGTGGTCATCCGCACCGTCGCCGTCATCGATCGTCCATGTGAGAATCTGGCTCAGGTAGCCGCCACGGGTCCAGATTGGTCCGAAGTCGAATGATCGAGCAACGCCTGTGATCTGATCGGGCGGGAGATACCAGCCGCGCGTGCTGCCCTTCTCAACGAACCAGATGCGCTTCTGGTGAGCATAGACGCCAATCAGGTTCTTCGGGTCGACACCGCTAATGGTGTTGCCCGAGCCGTCACCATTAGCGACTGTGACAACAACACCGTTCGACTGCACCCAAACCATGTTGTTCGCACCATTGACCGCCACCAAGCTGACACCAGCGGCGTTGGCAAAGTTGATATGCTGGAACCGCCCATTGGCCAGACCGCCGAGCTTTGACACAGCCGGCACGTTCGGCGTGGTCACGTCATACATGACGCCTGATGCACCGTCTGTGGTGAAGGCATACAGCTTCGGTGTGAGAGCGTTGTGACTGGCGACTGTCTCGACCGGGCCGATGATGCCTTCAACACAGTGCTTGCGATACCCTCTGCGAATCTGGCAGCCGTAAGGTTGGGCGAAGAAGTTCCGCAGCACCAGCGCGTAGCCCTGCGGCATCGCCACAATGGAGTCGTAGGCGTTCAGACCCTTGACCGGGGCCGGCCGGGTCGTCACCTTCGACACCTGACGAGCGCCTGAGGGCATCATTACGGATTCCCTCCACCCACATTCCAGCTACCGTCCGGGATGTTGTTGATCCCGATCAGCATCGTCCGCGCGCGGGGTGCCAACGTCAGCACAGGTGCGCCCTTGTTCTTGCCGATGCGAGCCTCCCACACATTCACGAAGTCCTTGGCGTAGGCTGTGGTATCAAGCCCCTTGGCTTCCCAATACTTGAGTTTGACGTAGGCCGACAACACCCACTGATCGAACAGAACGAGGTTGCTGTCTGCTTGAGGATAGTTGTAGAACTTGCCGGCGACCTGCGTATCTTCGCACCAACCATCGCTGACATACTCCATCGCAATGTTAGAGGCTGTCGCTGCGCCGGGGAACAGTTCAAGTTTGCCACTCACCACGCGATAGCGAATGCGTGGGCCGGAGGACAACAGGCCACCCTTCAACCACTGCCACTCCTGCGCCGTCTTTGGCCCCATCAGCGGCCAGTGGTTGGTGCGATCCCACTGTGTCTGATCGAGGAAGTAACTCCAGTCAGAAGGCATATTGACAGCGAGTGTCAAGCCGTCAGGTGCCAACACGGCCGTCGACGTGTTGAACAGATATTCCTTGGTAAGCTGCTGCCAAGGGTATCCAATCACCAAGTCATTGCCGGCACGGTTCAACAGCGCGACCATCTGCTGCACAGTCGTGTCCTGAGACGACACGGCCTCAGGAGGCTTGTTCAGCCCCATTTCAACCATCGTTTGCTGAACGATCCAGAGAACCGTGCCGTATGCCATGACTTACTCCTGCATGAAAGCGGGAATTTCTCCCTGCTCAGGTTGCTTGATTTTACCGCGCTTCGGGGCGGAAGCGGCCAACAGTTGAGCCATTTGGGCTTCCATTTCAGCAACGCGCTTCTTGAGTTCTTCCTTCTCGGCATCCACCGCGTCCGCAGCACTTTGGGCAATCCACGCAGCAGCGCGCTTGCTCAGCTCGAACCCACCCATGAATGCCTGCTTGGCTGTGTCCGACATCTCCGCCAACTGTTCGACTGTGAAGATGTTGCGATACTTCAACTCGGCAATGACCGAAGGGGTAGTCATCAGCGCCGGGTAGTTCTCCAGTGGCGTTCCTGACACGATGGCAGCCTGCCCGGCCTTCCACTTGCGATACTTGTCACCGAAGCGTTCCATATACTCGCCGCGCATGCGTGCCGTATGGCCGCTGATGACGTTGCCCGGACAGTAGATGACCACCATATCCTGATCCTCGTAGATCGGGCGACCGGCTTCGGTGCTTTTGAAAGGGTGCAGCACGGGAACGGTCTGGAAGGACACGTTCAGCTTCTCGTCACCAGCATACTGGTTCTGCTTCACATCCAGTGCGTTGTTCAGAGGATTGTATTCGGACGAGATTGCACTCGTGTCGAAGGTCGGCATTTCATTCATGATATTTATCCTTATGTCGCGTGGTATTGATGGAAACCTTGGGCGTGCCACGCTACATCATCCAAGGGGTTAAACAGGGCTGTTCGCTGGCAACGTCTGCACCAGAAACACCATTTCGGAAAACGTGAAAGTCTCATTGACGCTGCTCTGCACGAACATATCGTAGTTCGCCGGCGCAGATGA